TAGACTTGTTGTTCTATTTTAAGACCGCCATTTATATAGCTTGGTTGCATCACGAAATAGAAATACCCAACCGTCATAGATTGACCGTTAGTATAAGTGACATTCACTTCACCTAGCACTCGACCTGAAAATCCAAGATATTGTTTCGGCATGATAAAACTAACTCGACTTGTTAGCTTATCTTCAATTGTTCCGACTAAATTAGCTTTTGGATATTTTTCTGGATCATCGCCACCAAAATATAGCACAAACGATACGTCGCTAGCATTCGATAAGCTTAATGGCTCGCCATTTTTCTTTAAATCATACGTGAATTTAGAAGTATCCAAGTCAAAAGAATAGACGACAACATTCGTGCTGTCGCCGTCTTCTAAAATGGGTGAAACGCTCATCATGTTTTGATATTCTTTATATGTTTTATTCTCATTCATTAGTAGATTTGACCCCCAATCTCTTTTTTGTCTTCTCCCTTAACATCAGTGTTGGCATTATACACGATTGATCTGCTAGATAAAATACGATTAGTGTTGTCAGTACCTCGATTTGACATTGCAAACACAGCGTTTGATGTAAATTCGGCTAAAAATACTCTATTTTGATTTGAAATATCATTGTCGTAAGCATGTCCACCGCTTGTTGTATAAACTATGGCATTATAATTTGTGTTACTTTTGGTATTCTCTCTAATAGCACAGCCTCGGCAAACGCCATACGTACAATAGCTAAATCTTACAAAACGACTCGCATTTTTTGAGTCAGTTTGAGTTAAACCAAAAATACCGACGTAGCCGACACATTGGTTGAACTCAATCGCTCGAACGTATACACCTGTATCTTTTGGATACTGAGGTAACGATTCAGCATTATATCCTTTAATGATAATTGACGGATTAGAAATGTTATTGATTTTAACATTTTCCAGATACGCACCTTTGTCGACAATAATCAAATAATTGGCAGAATTAACTTTCGGAATTGAATCAACTGCTCTTTGAATAGTTTTGAACGGCTTTTCTTCAGTACCTGTATTATTGTTATTACCTTTAGATTGAGAAACATATAATGAAATGGTCTCATTAATATTTCCAAATACAGTATTCACCATAGTATTTAGGTATTCAACTTCATTCTTCAGTCCTTTGATGTCTATCTCATTCCTAATTAAAGTCACTTTAAAAAAATCATAGTCTGATTCTAATCGTGCACTTAAAGAGGCGTGAGCATTGCCTAAGATATCAACACGGGCATCGACCACTTCGTTTGGACTATCGCCACCACTGTTTACCACTAAGTTATCAATCCGAGTGTTTGTTTTGTTAAAAAATAGTTTTACCCAATCAACAAATGAATTAAATGTATCGCTGTTGTCATTTAAATTCTTCTTAAAATCAGCATCTGTACGATTGTTTAGAAATTTTTTAAATAAGAAATTCATCATTTTACTCCTTTCATCAATGCGACCACATAATCAAGTATGGTTCGCTTTTGATTATCTAATTCAACTTCTGGTGTTTTATTTGAAAAAGGATACCTGGTTAAACCAACAACTCGGATGAATTGATTAATACCTAATGGCTCGTAAACAAACCGCACTAAATCTCCACGCTGCACATTAAAATTAAGTACCTTCAAATCAACCTTTCCAGAAATAGTTGGATAGTCTTTTAGCTCACGTTTAAGCCGGTCAATCATATTCGACTGAATGGTATATCGCTCATCTTCAATCGGGTCCTGTATCCGTATGCCCCATTTTTCTGATTCCGGACTGGTGTAAGTTACTGGTTCAAAGTACCAATCTCCAACCGTTTGCCCTTCTTTCGGTTCTTTTCGTTTACCAGACCCACGTATCTGTGTTTTTAATGAGTAAGTATCAATAGAAAAAGATACGCTATCAGTGTTGGCTCGATAACGTATCTGTTCATTTGTTTTATTCTCAAAATAGCGATTCGGAATGAATGTAAATAGCTTATTATCCCTAACAACTGTGACATCATAGTCTTTCTGGACTTCTTCGATTAGTTTAACTAGATTAGCATTTCCAAAGTTTTCCTGTTCTACTCTAGAGATAGATCCATTGATATTTTTAACATCATAATTAAACCCTTGCTTATCTGCTTTAAAAATATGTGTGAGACATTCGTTAATTGATTTAGTTCCACTCATTACGTCATATTGATAGCCATCTTGGATTGTGTGCGTGATATGAGTTGCAGTGACCTGCTTAACTTTAGTCGAGCCATGAGCCAAATTATCACATTGTTTAACGATGAACTCTTGGCCATCAAAGAAGACAGATGATTCATTTTCTAACAAGTTAAACGTCCAAGCATTTCGATTAGTCATTGGCACTTCAAACTCTATGTTAAAAATGTCATCTTTATCTTCTACTTTAAAGCTATCACGTTTAAAATCAGTTAATATCTCTCGTTTGGTTCGCTCATAATTCATAACTAATACATTTTTCATAGCGTCACCTACGACTTATACAAAAAGCGGAAATCGAAGTTAACATCGACATCCGCTACATTTTGTATGTGTATTTTATTTTCACCAGGAGCTAAACTGATAAGTTCCCCATTTGTATCAATCCCACAGTGAATTCCGTTCTTATAAGGATAAACGCCATCGATTAGTAATTCTTCACCACGAACAGAAAGCAATTTGTCGTTTAAAATAAATCGGTCACCGGTTGTCTCGTTGTAAATAGTTAAATTATGATCAGCATATCCCTTCAGTGTGATTTTCAAATCATGAATGCGTGGATCAATCGTAAAATCGCCTAAATTCCAGATAGAGAAATTACTTCGATTAAAGTGATACTCATAGTCTTCTAAGACAAGTCCTTGAGAATATTGCCAATTTTGAGTTGTGATGTCTTGAAAGCCTTGTGTCGTTTCGATTGATTCGGCATGGGCTTTGAAACAATGAAATGTAACTTTAAACACAGCACCGTCTGACTGCTTCTCTTCCTCTTCGAATTCTCCTGGTTGAACAGGGTATCGCTTGCCTGGATTTAATTCTGACATGATGTGGTAGCTTTTTCGCTGATAAATCAAATTGTAGAAATCATTTTTTAAAAGTGTGTAATCATATTTATTATGAAAAGTAATCAAAAATCTGCAACTTATTTCAAAAGGTTTAAATACATTATTATCAGTTTCTCTTTGCCCATCTAATGTTTCCAGTTCGATGTTATTAAAATCCATAATAGGAGGCCCTTGTTGAATTGTTAAACAAGCTATTCCTTTATCTTTAAGATTAATTAATTGATCATCTTGTAAAATAGCAAAGTTTATCAATTACAAGACCCCCTTTCCATAAGCTAGTTTAGATACGTTATTGCCTTGATAGTTACTAATGCTACTAGACATTTCTTTTCCATCAATATTAAGGTTTTTACTTGCAATAATTTCTAGTAGTTTAATCATGACATCACCTTGCTGAGATATTTTTTCTTCCAGACGTTCAACAATAGCTTCTAACTTAACATTATTGTTAACAACAGTAGTTCCTGAATCGCTAATACCAAGCATTGTTTTAGCACGATTTATTAATTCGATTGCTCGTGATTCACGGGTTAACGGAATTACCATTTCTGGTTTATTTCCTTCACCAACCATAGCTAAATGTTCTCTAGTGATTAGTCCGCCGTTCTCGTAACCTACTCCACGATAAGCAGCAGTTAAACTACCATATCGGCTCACGGCGTAACGAATAGATGCCAACATGTTAGATAACGGATCATACACATTCTTATTAAATCCTGGTCTTGCATAAGCTCTAAAAGTTGGATCGATAACTTGTAGCAATCCTTTTGATGGCGTTCCGTTAATAGCGTTGATATCCCAATTATTAATTGCACGTGGATTACCGCCTGATTCCGTTTGAATTTGGCGCATCATCGCGTTTAAATTAGCAGTAGAGAATTGGCCTTCCATTTTTAATGCTCGAGTAGCTAAACTTGCCCATTGCCCTGAACCACCAGAACCTCCACCGCTATTTTTAACAATATCGCCTTCATTAGCAGAACCGTTGATATGTAAATGGTCATAGTGGTCATTATCAGGCCATCTAACCCACTTACCGCTCGAACCTGTTCCAGACAAGCCCATACGGTCACGTACCATGCCTTGAGTAATGACATAGGCTACTTGTTTAGGAAATCGACTAAACGCATAATTTGCTGGTGCAAAATACTTGCTAGATCCGTTCATTCCTGAAGGATAAGCAATATCTATTGCTTGATGTCTTCCATGATAATAAGGGTCACCTGGTCTGTAACCACTCGTAATCGACATTCCTGGGAATTTAGCCATCACGTCTTTGGCCACATCAACTAAGTATTGATAAACGCCCATTGTACCGAGTGATACATTACCATCAAACCCTCCAGGCGCTTCAAATTCAGTGAATTTTTCTTTTACAAAATCAATCATCTTATTTGATAGATGTTTGACTGAACCTGTAGCGATATCCATCCAAAATGAAGGGAATTCAGGAATATTAGTAAACTTATTAACGGCTAATTTAACTAAGTCGCCTGGATTAGAAACATAATCCCAAATGTCACCAGTAAATTCTTTAACCTTGCCCCATAATTTACCAACTGTATTTTTAGTCCCTTCCCATACATTACCAAAAAAGCCATTTTTAAAATGTGGTAATCCTGATAGAATGTCTTTAGTCATATTAGCTGGAATAATCTGTGTGCCTTTTTCCATTGGCAATACAACGTCTCTGCCTCTAGGAATGAATGGCTGACCTTTTGGTGGTACAATCATTTCACGGTGTGTAGATCCTTTTTGATCATTAACTACGCCTAACGTATCGAACGGCAATCCATCTGAACCGGTAGCGAATTTAGGAAGTCTAACTTTAGCAACTTTTATTTCTTTAACTTCCCACTCGTCAAAACCATCAGCACCAAACTTTTCTAACACCCAATTGACCGCTTTGATAATGCCGTTAATAGCACCAATGATACCTTTTTTGATTCCATTAGCAAGTCCGCCGATAACAGCTAATACGGCATTAGCAAACCCTTCAATACCACTAGCAATAGTATTCCAACCGCCTTTAGCAATATCTACCATTCCATTCCAAGCTAGTTTCCAGTCGCCTGTCATGACACCAGTAAATACTTTAATTAATCCACCTAATATTTTAAATACACCACTAAATATCCCAATAACAGTATCCCAAGCGATTTTGATTAAGTTAACAATCGTTGAAAATGTCGCACTGAAAATACCAGTCCAAAATCCTAATGCCGGTTGAATAATTGCCCATGCTAGTTGGAAAAAGTTACTTAATGCTTGCATGATTTGAGCGCCGTATTCATCCCAAAACGCTTTAATAGTTGTAATCATCGTCATAAATGCCTGCGTTACTGTGTCAAACGCTGGTTTAATGTAGCCTTCATAAACATTACTGAAAAACGAGAATACTGAATCTTTAATCAAACTTAAAGTAGCACTAAACGAACCAGTCTGACTATTTAAGTACATAATCCCTCCAGCTAATGCTGCAATACCAGCGATAATTAATGTCACTGGATTAAGTAATGAGCCTAAAATACCAATCAGCCCTGTAAACATACTAGAAAGAGAAAATCCTTGAGTAAGCAAAGTTCCAATTCCTGTTATAACACTTCCAAACCCACTCTTTAAAAAGGTGAATGCTGTGCCTAACAATTTAAAAGGTGCAACTAAAAAAGTAGTAACTGAAGAACCCACAGACTTAAAACCAGTCATCATATTAGGCAGTGTTTTAGTCATTAAATTTGATTCAATCCTAAATTTACCAAAAGTTGACATACCAGAACCCAATGTAGCAAAAAACGCCCCAAAACCTCCGATTAGTTTACCTAATACCCAAGTTACAGGTCCTATTGCTAATGCTATAGCTGTAAATTGTACGATGGTTGATTGAGTAGACTTAGGTAAATCTGCAAACGACTTAGCGATATTGGATATAGTCTCTAAAAAAGGAGTTAGTGCATCCAATGCATCATTTACTGCTGCCATGAATGGTCCACCTAAATCAATGCCTATATCAGTTAATTTGTTTTTAAATATATCTAATTGTGATTTAAATGTGCCGTATCTAGTTTCAGCCTCTTTAGTTAACGCAGTGTTTTCTTTCCAAGCTTTATTAGAGGTATCAATAGAATCACCAAATAATTTTTGAGCACCACCAGCACGTAACAAACTATCTCGAAGTCTAACTTCTTTAATTCCCATTTCATCTAACAATTCAATAGCTGAAGTTCCTTTTTCTTCTGCATGACCTAAACCATTGATAAATGAGCCAATAGCGCCAACCGCATCTTTTTCAAAAGCTTGTTTAAATTGTTCGGCAGTCATACCAGCTATGTGAGAGAAGCCCTCTAAATCTTTACTAGCTTTCATAACTTTAGACATTTCATCAGTTGTCATGCCAATGCTATCAGCTAATGCTTTAAAACTCTTGCCATCGTTAGATTTCATTAACTCTAATTCTCTGCGAGTCATGCCAGTTTGTTGTTCTAAAGCCTTCATTTGTTTCAATCCTGTAACCGTAGCTACTTTCATATTAATCATGACCTTTGAAATAGCACTACCACCCATTTCAGCCTCTATTCCTAGAGAACTCAAAGATGTTGCTAGGCCTAAGATATCAGATTGAGACATACCTATTTGATGCCCAGCTCCTGCTAAACGCATAGACATATCCATAATATCCGATTCAGTTGTTGAAAAATTATTACCAAGTGCCACTAGCGAACTGCCTAATCTGCTAAAGTCTTTTTGCGACATTTGAGTAATGTTTGCAAACTTAGCTAGTTCTTGTGCTCCTTCTTCACCAACTATATTAGTAGCTACACCTAAATCAGCTACAACTCGAACAAATTCTTTAATGTTTGGAGTTTTAATGCCTAATTGACCGGCTGATTCTCCTAATTCAGCTAAAGCAGATGAAGAAACTGGTATTTCTTTAGACATTTTCCTAAAATCATTTGATAATCGTTGAAATTCTCCTTCTGATGCATCAACCGTTTTCCTAACTCCAGCAAACGCACTTTCAAAGTCTGAAGCAGCCTTTATTGATCCGCCAATTAAAGCGCCGACAGGAACAGAAAAAGCTTTTGTCAGCGCTGACCCAAAGCTGCTAATTGCTTTCCCTTGTTTATTTATAGTTTTTCCGAATCCTTCAAGAACCTTGCCACTATTTACTAAGGAACTTTGACTTATTTTTAATTCTTTTGTTGTTCTATCTAATTGTTTCTCAAAACTAGCTAATTGAGCTTCAGCGTTTCTAACGTCTCTTGCATAGTCTAATGTTTTAGCAGAAGCTTTGCCTTGTTCATCGTAAGAACCTTTATATCTTTTTTGTAATTCCGCTACTTTCTCTTTTTGAACCTCGATGACTTTAGTTAATCCTTCTTGTTTAGATTTTAAAAGTCCAATTTTGTCTCCAGCAGTATCCATTATCTTCATAGATGCTTTCATTTCAGACATCCAATAACGTGTTGCTTGTTTTGATCCTTCTAATCCCTTCCTAAAGGCTGTGTCATCGATTTTCAAATCAATGACCATGTTTCCTAAAAGTTTCCCGTTTTTAACCATGAATAACCTCCTTTCCATCCAGAGATAATACTTTTTTATATTTCTTTTTCTTTTTGTTAGCTAAAATCTCCATCAAATGCTCAAAGTCGGCTTCATCTACATCTGTATAACTCCACTGCCCATTTTTAATCAGCTCACTATACAAACTATTTAGTTCTTCACGAAACTCTGACCAAGTTATTGAAGTTCCGTTGGGAGCGCCTTTGGGTCTTGACCTGTGGCAGTAAATAGAATATTTTTAGCTGATTCCATAAAATCAGTACTAGCTAGGCGTTCTTTAATGATTTTTTCATCAATTTTTTTGTTATCTTCAGTTTTTTCTTTTCCAAAGAACCCTAAAATAATATCCATCGCAATATCTAGTTGCTCTTTTACAGACGTTGTTTCATCTTCTAATTTTTCTGCTTTACCAGCTAAATCATACAACTCTCCAACGCTAATAAACTTCCTTACGGTTACCTTTTCGAATTCATCTGTACCTGGAATATTTAACTCAATATCGAATTTTTTAAAATTGCTCATTTAATTTCCTCCTAAAAAAAGAGAGTGCCTAAGCACCCTCAACTATTTTATTTTTTGCCTGCATCTTTATCTGGAACAATTAAGTTCTTCGTTTCCGTTTTATTATCAATTCCAAAAAGTTTTAAGAAAGCATCTTTTTTATCTGCTCCTTTATACTTTTTACCAACGGATGATTTACCATTATCTTGTGTAATCGACGTTGGTGAGAACGTGTAAGTTTCTGCCTCAATATCGTCATTATCTGGCGACTTGGTTTCCATTTTTTCAGTTTCTTTTGTGAATTTACCATTGTAAAATCCCCAAAATAAAGGAACACCACGTAAGTCAGAAGACTCTAATACGATTGCAGTATTTGGTGGTAAAATATCTTCGCCAATATCATAGAAACCATCATCATCTTTTGCAAAACCTAGTATTTCATTATCAATTTCATATGGTAAATCTAGAATACCTAAATTGATTGATACTTTACCTGTCCCTTGAGCTAAAATAGTATAAATACCATCTGATCCTGGTATTGGCTTAGGCTCTTTATTAATTCCAGTGATTTCTGCAGTACTTGTTGCACCTAAATCTTTATTACCTTCAACAATATAATGCTTTTTATTTGTAGCATCATCAATATTTGTAACGATATGCATTCTTCTAAAACCGTAAGTTGCCATTAATTTTCCTCCTAATAAAAAGACACCAACTAATAGTCAGTGTCGTATAATTTTGAATTTCCTTTATATCTTCTTGCATCAACAAATCTGCCGGTCTCGTTGAAATATTCATCAAGACCACCAGATTGTTGAAAAAAATCTATTTTCAATAATGTTTCTTTAATTGCTCGTTGAATTTCTTTACAAGTTAATCTGTCAGTTGACTGAACATCTATCTGATAAATAAATTGGGTTAGTAATGGTTGATTGCTTCCGTAAACCGTATCTAGCGTCGGACCAATTGGTTCAATAATAATAAAAGGCTTCTTTAAATCTGTATTTTCAGGGTTTGTGTAGAAAAACAATCGATGCTTTTTTGTTTTTGAATCATACGTGTGTTGATGTATGACGTCATTTTTAGTTAACATAGTTGCTAATGTTTTCATCTTATCTTGCATATTCTTTTTTCAACTCCTTGTATACAGTATCTAAATATTTACCTTGTGAGCTAGTCATCGTTTGTTCGATCGTGCCAACCATTCTTGGACGATACTTTTTACCTTTTCGAGTATAACCAAACTCATTTAAATGGATTAACCGATAGCGTTCTTTAGGCCCACTCCAGCCAATTGAAGCTGCACGAGTATTGTTTATTTTTCTAGCTTTTTGAAGCGTCACTTCATTTCTAGTAGCTCCTGTAGAATACTTAGTACCAACAAACTTATTAAATGCCTGAGAAATGTCTTCTGCAACAATTTCTGCTCCTTTATTAATCGCTTGATTTTGAATTCTACTCACCTTAGCTTCGCTTAGTTCCTTATCTAATCCCTGAATTGCACTTCTAATTTCTACTTTAGTTTTCATGATGGATTACCTAATATGACTTTGATAAACTCGTTGTTTTCCATATCGTAAGACACATCCACAATATTAAAAACTTTGCCTTCGTATCTATAGTCATGAATCTCTACCATATGATTATTCATAGGCTGATAGCTCTGCTTAGGGTCTCGAATTTTAATGGTTAAGCCTTCTTTGGTATCAGACACCTTTAATAATTCAATATCCTTCATAGAAGGGTTGTAAGCTAACGCTAGACATTTAAAGAGTTCTTCTTTTTTACTTTCCGTTGGTTCAAACTCATCAGTCTGTTGATACTCAAAAAAGACGACAGGCGTTCTTAAATCACCTGCCGTTATCTTCTTTGGTTTGTACGTCGTCTTCATTCTCAATAGCCACCTCCAGCATCACGCCTATAATATTCGATTGAAAGTTTTCTTCAAAGAACTCCAACGAATCGTTATAAGCGTACCTAGAACGTTCTATAACTAACTCTTTTATTTCCGGTATAGTTATATCATCAGAGCCTATCATGCGTTTTATGGAAGCTCTAGAGGCTAATAAACTGCGTTCAATCTCGGCATTTTCTGAATCATGAAAAATCTTCATGCGTTCTTTAAATTCTTTGACTAATTCTTCCATATCGAATCACTACTTATCTGCTTTTTTAGGAGCTACCTTGCCATCGTCGCCAGTAACAGTATTATCAATTTCCAAATCCCATACTGCAGCAGTTTTGTCATCTTTTGCTTTTCCGTAAACAAAGTTTTTAGCGACATATAAGTCTAAATCTTCCATAGCAAACGTTTGGTCGTACATTCTGATAGCTAAACCACCAGCAATATATGCGTGATAACGTCCAGAAACAAATGTAATTGCCTTTTTAACTGGTACTGCTAATGATTCAATTAACGTTAAATTAAACGGTAAAGCAGTCACATATGTTCCGTTAGCATTCAAGAATGTGTATTGTGTTCTAACGTCCCAAGCATCAACTGGATTGACAATCATGACTACTTTTCCAGCCACGTTTACTGGTTTACCATTTTCTTTAATAGAGTGGTATTTAAAGACCTCTGTTAATTCTTTAACGGTAGAACGGCTATCTTTAAAAGTAAGTTTACCTGATGAAGCTTTTTCAGGGTAAACACCACCTGTAATCGATACACCTTTTTGTACTTGACGATTTAATCCAACAGGTTTTTCGTTACCATCGCCGATAATAAAGCCTTCTTCTAAAGCTACGGCATTAGCTTCAACAATTTGTTCTTTAACAAAACGTTTAATCCACTCAGGACCAAATTGATCTAAATCTTTAGGTAATACCACGAACGCTGTTAACTTGTCTGAAATATCTTCTTCTTCACTGAATGCTGCATCTAATTGACCTTTAATTTCACCAAAGATTTTACCCCAAACAGCGACACCAGTTGTCTCTGATTTTAAGAACTTTAAGCGTAACCCATTATTTTTTAAACCAATGTAGCTTAAAATAGGATGTTCCGTTGTTAAATCTTCAAAGATTTCATCAACTGTTGTTTGTGGCAATAATTTTTCTTCTTTGTATCCCACATCTTTTTTAATATCATTGAAGAACGCATATTCTTCACGATTCATACCCTTTGCCATTTCTTGAGTTAAGGCAGCATTCTTCATTTCTTCCTTAAATTTAGCTTCTAACTCTTCTGAATGTGCATTCATCATTTCTGCAAAAGTATTCTGTTTTTCTTCAGCAGAGGCTTCAGCGCCTAATTCGAAGAATTTCTTCTGTAATTCGTTTGTTTTTTCAAATCCTTTTAATGTCATTACCATATATTTTTCCTCCAATTTAGGTATTAAAAAAAGAACCCATCAAAAGTAGAATTACCTTTGTTAGATTCTCGTTTCTTTATATTTTGTTTTTCTAATGCTCGTTCAACTGACTGATCAATAATATTTTGCATTTTGTCTTTATCAATTGATTGATTTTTCATTTCTTTTACTTTGTTAATTAAAGTGGTCGGTAAAACGTCATTATATCCACTCGCCACCATCACAGGACGCTCATCTGATTCAAACATAATGTCATCAACAAATCCTAGTTTTTTAGCTTCATCAGCAGTTAGCCAAGTCTCATCATCCATTTTAGAAAGAATATCTTCTTGACTTAGCCCTGTTTTTAGCTGATAAGCTTTAGATAGTGACTGATTTGCTTTCTTTAATATTTCGCTTGCTTTATCCATATCGTGATAGTCGCCACCCATTCCCGTTGATACATTATGAATCATAATCTGACCAACTGGGCTGATTTTAGTGGGGCGACCTGCCATTGCGATAACTGAAGCAGCACTTCCTGCCATAATGACATTAATCGTCACTTTACCTTCATAGCTCATCAAAGCTGTGTAAATTTCATTACCAGCATCAACAAGTCCGCCGTAAGAATTAATACTGATTTCGACATCTGAACCGTCATCAGGTAACACGCTCAGAACATCATTAGAACTGGTAGCATCCATTTCTAACCATTCGTAAATCCACTTGTCATCATTACTAACGATAGGACCATTAATTTTAATTTTAGTCGTCATTTATATCATCACCCCCTTTCGATTCCTTTTCATAGTTTTTAGTAAGTACAAACTCGTCACCTCCGTCAACTGCATCAAATCCAAACTCGTATCGAACTTCGTTTTTATTAAATCCACCACTCGCGATAGCTTTATCAATCTGCGTAGCCAATTCAATGATATTTTTAACATCTGGACCAATTGCTCTAATTCTGTGGCCCTTCATGTAATCATCTTTACTAATTAATTTTAATATAAGCTCTGTTTGTATTTTATTTATTAGTGGTTTGATCATAAAGTTTAAAAAAAACGTCGTCTGTTCTTCAGTCTGTGCCATATCCCCAAAAATTAAAGAGGGAGGGACACCTACAGCTCCAGCAACTTCTGACACAAAATCATTTTTTATTTTTTTAAGCTCGTCAAATGATTGATTACCACCTTTTGAATTACTAGATACTTCGTTATAATCAAAACCATTCATCTTAGCCACAATTGCTACAGAATCTGTTTTAAATGATTTAAACATTTTATCAACAATGTTTTTTAATCTTTCAGCAGCCGTTTTTCCGTCCTTGTTTTCAACCTCTTTTAAGGCCTTAGTAGCATCAATATCCACAACGCCTCTTATTTGGTTGTTTCGCATATTTACTTCAATCATACGACCAAATAACTCACCATAATCTCCGTACAATCCAGCAATGAAGTTCTCTAAATCCTCATTGTTGTATTCCATATACCAAACTTCACTTCTAGAAAATGTCCTAGCAAATGTGTAATCATCTACTGTCACTTCTGAAAAACTATCAGGATAAACAGCATACGGCGTTTTATTAAATGAATCAGCAATTAATAAATCTTCCGTATCATTTAAAATCACTAATACTTCATTGTCATAAAGTAGCTTGTAAACTAGCTTTTGCCAAAAATCAGATGCATTCTGATTAACATTTGGCTTAACGTTTAATTTATACATCCACGTTTTGTGCTTTAATTCGTTTGATACTTTGTTACCTACGGTGTACTTAAACTCTGTTGTACTAACGGTTCTTGACACAAAGTTCAATACACGATCAATCGCCATTCTCTTTAAATAAGTCCGCTTAGAATTATCTTGAACAATATCGAGGTCCCAAAAATATTCCCAAAATTCATCTGTTTGTTTTCCAATTTCTTTGTTCCTTTTAAAAAAATCTAGCCATGTCATTTCACTCACTCATCCACATCCTTTCTATGAATACATGCCTTCCATGAAGTCGAGCATTTCGTTTACATCGATGTCTACTATTTCATCAGCTCGATACATTGAGTGTATGAATGCTTGGAAACCATCCGTTTTACGTCTATGTTCATCCTTTTTAAGAAACTCTATGTTTCTTCCATTACGTTTAACAGCGACATTTTGGGTATACCAACGCATTAAAGGATTATCTCCAAATATAATATTTTTTTGAGCGAATCCATCAATAATTCTAGGGGCTAATAAACTTTGAATAGCGCGTGGATTTTTTATTACTTCAATTTCAAATCCAGCTTCTTGAAATAGCGGTCGCAATAAATCCATTCTAAAATTATCGGCTACAATTCTATCAATGCCATAATTCTCGCGCATTTCTATAAACCAATTAACAATGTGTTTAGGATTGATTGATTCTTCATCTAAAATAGTTAACAACCCTTTTCTTTCCCATTCATCAATAGGTGCTTTTAATCTTGCAGAATCTAGATAACCCTTTCTAGCAAATGAGTGTGACTTCCAAATGTATTTATCGCCGTCTCTAAACAATAATCCGACAGCTGCAAAGTCTCGAATACTAGCGTAGTCAACGCCGCCAATACAAGTTTTGAATAATAAGTCAGGTACTTCTTGGTTAGTTGCTTTTATTTCCTCGTATGGAACAATAGTTTGCTCTAAATCTTCTTCTGGTAAGTTCATACGTTTTGTCATAAATTCTGGTCTGGCCGACGGATTGTATTCTAAATTCTTGTATTGCCTTTTAACTTCTAGCAATAACCCTTCAGCATAATCACTCATCGGATTGCAAAACATAGGATTAGCTTTCTGCCACATAGCTAAATTATCTACTTCTTTTTTATCATCAATTCGGCAAATAAAAGGGAATAATCTATCTTCTTCTGACTCACCTTGCAATTGATAGTTACTGCGCTCTTTTAATTTATCTAAAAATTTATCTCGAACAAATCCATCTGTTCCAATGTAGAATATTCTAGGATGTTTAACCTTACCTAGACCACTTGTCAAAACATCTACAATCTTTTGATCTTCATATTGATGGACTTCATCGAATATCACGCATCCGTCCCTGGCACCATCTTTAGTGCCAGCATTTGAAGTGTTAAACATAAATGTACTGTTTGTTTTACGTCCTAATATTTCTAATTTAGTTCTATAAAAATGTTTATCTAGCTTATTGTCTTTAATACAGTTATACATTTCTAAAAAAGATACTTTTGCTTGCTTTTCACTATTCGCTACTAAGGCAACATTATAATTTTTAACTCCATGAAAAGGACTAATAAAAAAATGGCTTAATGATGTGATAAAACCATTCTTACCACCACCCCGAGCCATTGATATAAAAAATTCTTTAAAATAGTTATCTTCATTTGATTTTTGATACAAAAAAATAAATGATGCTACAAACTTTTGAAAACTTTCAAGTTCGAAGTACCATTTTTTTGTAAAAGCAATATAGGATTCTAATAAATTCAAATCAAAATAAAGATCATTCCGATTTAATATATCTTTTTTCAACCAATTTATTAATTGAATACGTTCTTTATTTAATTCTATTTGTCCTGATTCATAAAGTGCAATATATTCATCAATGTATTTAGTAGTTATCATAGCAATTCACCATCATCTGGCTCACTACTTACGGCAGGTTCATTTAGTCCAAGGTCTTTTAGCAAAGCTAGCATTTGTTTATTGACCATTACTAATTCTTTCGTAGAAGGATTATTTTTAGATACATTTCTACCTGAGCTATTAGGTTCTTTATAAACAGTGCCGCGCTCCTTTATGTCAGCCACTAACAATTCCTTCGAATGCCACAAAGACATGTAATCATTAATTAAATCAATATAGAAATCACTCGTAGCGTTCCTCAGCGTTAACTGCTCTAATAGCGATTTTTTTACTTTTTTCTCGTTCATCTAGGCTCTCCTTTCTCAAAAAATCTCATGCGCGAGGGTAAATCTGCGGAAAAGACCCCCATCACCGGTTCCCACTTGCCAGTCTCACACCGTTTTATTTTGAGGGGGGGTATTACTGTTCGAATACTTCACCAGTCGAATGATTAATAAATAGTACTCTTTGTTTTGGACTATTTTTCGTAAGGTAAGTGAAAGTAATTATATTAACTCCTTCACCCATACCTTTAGTCACAAATTGTCTTGTCATTGATACAACACCAACTGCTTCATCGTTTATCATAAGTATTGGAACTTCACTATTTAATTCATAACTAATTTTGCTATTAAATTTAAAATTATTACCACCGATATTCTGACTTACCAGCTCGACAACTTCTATACCACCCAAATTAGCTATAGTACTCAACCTTGAAACGCTTGGCACAGAAATACCCCTTTCCCATCTAGACACAATACTATCGCTAGCCACAGGATCAAATTTTTTCCCGAAGTCTTTCATAGTCAGTCCTAACCCGATTCGTATTTCTTTAATCTTTTCTCCCAGCATATCAATCCCACCTTTCGTCATCTGCCCACTTATTTAACTTCTTATTACGACTTCGATAATTAAAACGCTTGTGTCGCTTATTATGGCAATCTTTACATAACGTTCTCGTATTGCTTGGTTCTAATGCTAAGTCTGGTCTATCCTTCAACTCTTGTATGTGATCAACTTCTAACACTGAATGACTATCAGTTGTAACTTTCCCCTCAGCCTTGCACCATTGACATTCATAGTTGTCTCTCTTAAGTATCGACTGTCTAAACGTTCGCCACTTACTCGAACCATAGAACTTTGCTCTTGCTTCTTTAGTAGATACATCAAGCATTGATGAAACTTACTTGCACATCAGGACTAGAGTTAGACACCTTGTAACCGCTTGTTACTTCCTTAGCCTCTGACTGTTCTTCAGTAGTAGCTATCATCTGTTCTATCTCATTGCAATCAACTGTGCATACTAACTGACCATCGACTGTCTGTTTAGTGTAAGGTATCTTGTTCTCTAGTAAATAGTTATATTCATCTAGTGTGATTGTTACTAATGGTTTATGCATTATGATCCCTCCTCGCTCATCCTCTCCACATATCTCTAATCCCAATCGCTATACTTCCGACAGAGCACGCAATAACAAACGCTATCAACGTCACGTACCAATCGAATATTAAATAGATTAAGAATAGCAATACTATTAACAGTGTTATCATCGTGTCCCTCCTAAAATGTTATTTCAACCATATTTAACCATTAGCTTAGCCATTTCTTCGGCTGCTTTTTCTTTCGTTCTGAAGCCTGCTACTAAACTAGGCTCTGTTCTGTCTCGATTACTAACCACACGTTTCCAACAACTAAAACGTCCCTTTTTATATTCGATTATCCAATCGCCCTGTATTGTTCTGTTTAATCTCCATTCCATTGCGTTGCATTACCTCCTAAAATAAAAACGCATAACATGATTGCTATGCGTTACAGTTTGAATTTTCCTTCTGGATCTAAAAACAACTCAATATTTCTATCTAACTTTTTACCTCTTTCGTAGTTACTCTTTCTTTCACTATAATTAAATTTCAGGTGGCTAGATCTAATCACACCCCAGTCTTCCGCGAATACGTCGCCTATTGATAGCACCCACATCGCATGCGTTCCGTCCGAATTTTTAATTTGTAAATATGGATGAGCTCTAAATGGTTTGCCCTCTTTTAACAATGGTAATACTTGTTCAAATTTCATTTCTATTACCTCTCTCTATTTTTAATTAAAGTAAAACGCACTAACCTTTGACAGTTAGTACGCTAGACAGTTAAATACTGATAGCTTTGTTTTCCCATTTTTTATAAGCATCAAAATAAATTTCTTGCTTGTCACCATTAAATGTTAGCTCATAATACATGCCGTCCGATATAGTCGTACTTAACAATGCTTTATTATTTTGTAATGTCTTACATGACCAAACCACAAACACATCATCTACATCAATCTTTTGATTATCCGTTTTATCAAAATTATCGTTAGCATAATCTTTAACTAACTCTTTGCATTTACTGATAAATAATTGATTGTCCATTATATTACCTCATTCTTCTTTATTTAAAACACACAGACCTCTGACAATCTGCATGCTCGTGTAGATTATGTCCCACTTGCTTAGCCAAACAGGATACTCATTACTCGATACTAAGTCGTTTGCACTTTTATCACTGATTTCCGTCAGCGTGCAATAGATTAAAATCAGAAAAATAATTCTGTTTTATTTTTTTAATCAGACGTGATTAAGTTGAAATTAGGTGTTTCCGCACCGTCATTCCAATAAATTTTTGAGTAATTGAAATTATATTTTGTTTGTCTGATTAACACTGACTAGCAGAATCGAACTGCTATACGCCATCGCCAGTACTCGAATTTAGATAAAGGAGGATAATCACCGGTAGCGTAATTGCTGCTAAGCTACTACCGATTTTTATCACACTACCATTTTAAGTTAAAAAGCACGCCCTTAAAGTTTAACTTTTGTTTTAATTTCAAGCTCTCTATCCAATTCTTCAAAGAATTTACGTCTTAGTTTAATTGCCTTGTTTCTTCCACAAGAAATTATTTGTTGGTCAACAAGTCCATTTAAAGTAAATCTTGGCCATTTCTTCAGATACAATTCTCTAATGATTATTTCTGTATCATCGTCACATTCGTTCAAAAGTTCTGTTATTACTTGTTTTTTTCTTCTTAGCTGATTGATCGCGTCGTGGGTTTGAATCGTCCACATTGTATCAAACATCATGTCACTATCAGTTCTCGTACCCTTAATGTCAGCATTTAAGTCCGGCTCATGATAAGGAACTCGTATTTCTTCTTCAATTTTTTTAATGTATGTGTCTATATCGTTGTAATCTCTTAAAGCAGATTCACATCTTCCCCATCGCCAGTTTTCCAATCGCTAGTCCTCCAAATATTTTAAAATTAAGATTCCTGCTCCAAATGAATAGAATATTATTAAACTCCACTTCAACGGTTTATTATCAGTAACATTGAATCTTCCTATTTTTAATTCACCAAATGCCAGGAAGAGTACAATCATTACAAAGAACGCGAATTTAACCCCATCCCAAAACATGTTACCCCTCCTTCATGTGTTTCCAACGCTCATCATCTTCGTATCTAGCTTCGCCTAGTTTGGTTTTCAGAAATAAATTTTTAATTGAGATAATCAACATCTTAACAGCATAGTTATGTGACTTTCTGTATGCGTCTTGATACATTTATTTCCCCTCCCTAAACTTTACCAACTCGTTCGCATACCAACAGTTTTTCTCGATATCAACCGTCCCACCTTTTTCACGTTCGCGTATGACGTACTTAATCATATTGCCTTTAAGGAACCCCTCGTACTCCTCTGGCGTTAAACTGTCCTTAATCACATCTATCGTTTCAAATTTTCCCCTGTTATAATGCTTCGGGCTGTTGACGTTGTCTTGCGTAGCTGCTGTGTATTCGATGATGGGAATGCCAGGAAATCTTTCTTTAGCCATCTCCGGAGTGTAAAAGTAAACATTATAAGTTTTAAACTTTTCGCTAGTAACAATATATGTCCCTAATTTCGGATGATTTTTTATATGTACGTAATCCCACAAATATCCTTTATTCTCCAGCTCCTCCATCAACGCATCATAATCTGCTTGTGTTTTCGTGTGATATATTTTCATGATAGGACTCCTTAAGTAAAATATTTAATTACTACTTGCAATATTAGACAAGTGCTTAAAACAATTGCGCTATCCGTTCTATCGCCTTCAGCTAGAAAACTTAACGCCGAAATAATAAAAATAATAAAAAGTACTATTTCCATACCTTAATACCCCTCTCTCAATCGTTCATAATTAATTTTATTTTTTTCATAATAGGCTTGCTCGAGTTCTTGTTCTGTTATTCCTAACCGCAACACATACTCTAAAAATTTGTCTTTATATCTGTCAATTTCAACTCTCATATCAAAACTGCCGTTGATAATTCTAGCAACTTCTTTATAGCAATCTTCCAAACTTTTATATAATTCACATACTACTTTTCTTTTCTTAAGCGTCTCTCCTCCTTGATTCGCCAAACTCAAGATAAAATGCAAACAGTCGGAACATTCTTCAACTAGTGTTAAATGGTGGGCTTGTTCTTTTGTATAAGGATTGAATTTATTGTCATAATATTCATAATAAAATTGTCTTGTTTTAATTTCAGGTTGCATAGGGCTAATCCTGTTATACTCGCTTATCTTTTTAAACCTCTTCTCATCAACCTTACCCTTGTTGTCTTTCCAAAACTTAAAGTGTTCTGAACAGTTAGCTACTTCTGAAATTTCAACAGACAAAGCTACTAACGTCTTGTTAAATCGTTCTTCTGCTGTCATTTCTGATTTAGCTGCTAATATCTGACTATCTAATGCTAGTTGCATTTCTTGTAGTTTATTCCAGTTCATTTGATTACTCCTTTAGATTTAAATAATTTCCCGAAACTTTTATCTCTTGATTGATTAATTTTTTTAAGAAAAACATGTACAAGCATTTGCTTGTTATACGTGTTTAATTTCATGATTAATCCTCCTCAAAACTTTCTCTTTATCACCGTGCCAATTTTTCATGTTAGTCCTCTTATCTGAATAGGCTCGGCTGCATATTTGTTAGCATTTTGTTCTTTGCAAGCTCACACATTTCTTTTTTTATTTCAAAACCATAAGATTTTCTATTCAATTCATTGGCTGCCCTTAAAGTTGAGGCACTACCTGCACATGGGTCAATCACTACGTCGTTAATATCTGTGAATATTTCAATGAGACGTTTCAAAACTGGTATTGGCTTTTGAGTGGGATGTATTTTTGGATAACTATTATCTATTTCCCAATTGAACCAATTTAAAACCATCCTACCTTCATTGTTAAACTTAGGTAATTTATCACGATACAAAACTAAACCGTATTCAGTAGCACCAACTACTTTCATATTCGCTTTCAAAACTTGTGGACTCGTATTTTTAACAAAAACTAGTGGTATATGATGTTTAAAACCATGTTTTTTTCCGTTTTCAATAACATCTGGCAACTGTTGAAATGCACAAAACACTACCATACAAGGAGCTTTTCCCTTTTCCTTCGGCTCTTTTTTTAGCATTTTAGAGCAGAAATGCATAAATTCAGATATTCTAAAATCATTATCCGTATCAAAAAATGCTTTACCTGCTTTGTCAGATTCACCTTTCTTATTATCGCCGTCAACATACCACTCAAGACTTGAAGCATAAGCGTTATTTCCTAAATTGTAAGGAATATCAGCTATTACTAATTGAGCTTTAGGTATGTTGTATCTTTTATAATTTTGAAAGTGGTCATTAAACAATTCACACGGATATGACTTTTCATAATTTTCTATCTCTTCAGGTTCAAACATACTATCTCTCCTTATTTCTGCTTCACACTCACTAACTCAAATACGTTGCATCCGAAATAATCTGCCATAATGTAAGCCACACAATCAAATTTATCTTTAGTCAGCTTTTTAGATCCATTTTTAAGATATCTAACGACTGATTCATCTATGCTTAATTTATTAGCAGTCTCTATATTGCCTATCATATTTTTAGTCATGTATAGCTTTAAATTGTGGCTGAACACGTCTTTAAGCTGACTGAAATTGTCTTTGCTTGATATGAAATCAATCGCTTTAATATATACAGTCTGTTTAGTTGTACGTTCTTTTAGCTTTTTATTTTCCTTAGTCAAATTATTGACAATATTTTTTAATATACGGTTTTTTTCATCTACTTCTTTACTTTTATTTATCGGCTTATTTTTCTTTTCGATATTTTTAATCGTTTGCGATAAACTAACTGTCAATGTATCTAATTCAGCGATAGTTTGATTAGCTTGCTTATTTTTATCAATTTCATTTTTAATCTTTTTCTCAACTTCCCGAATCGTATATTCCTTAGCAGCTAAGTCCTGTTTTAAAACTCTGATTTCTTCTTTTAGTGGCTCACTGTCATTAATCTGTGCCGCAATCTTCTCAGCTAATTTATTAGTATTAAATATTCCTAACATGATGTGTCCTCCTTTAAGCTAATAATATTGACGCTAACGCACTCATTAAATCGTCTAAAGCATCATATTCTCTATCGCTCAAATTATCTGAAATTTCATCTATGTCTGTCATCGATACTCCACCGTGAATATTAACTACAAGACCCAATTCAATTGATTGCTCTCCATCGTTAATTACTAAATTAATTCCATAACTGCCTAAATGTTCAATTGATTCTATTAACATGTCGTTCACTCCTTAATTTGCAATTTTCTTTTTTCTAACTTTTCCGCTCGGTATTTCCGACTTAACAAATTTCAACAGCTTTCTAGTCGCTACTCTAATCTCATTACCGTCATTCACAATAATCACATTCTCATATACTGAACTTTTAATAATCTGACATTTAATGCCCTCGATAGTGATACTATTGCCTTCTTGAAATTTCTGCTTAACCACATTGCCTAACAACTTTAATTCGAAGCCGTTCACTTTTAGACTGCTTGTCCGATAAGACAACGTGCCAGGATTTACACCTAAAAAGTCGCTGCATTCTTTTCTATTGCCTTTAAAAACTTGCTTATTATCTTTTAAAACTTGATATAGTTTGGTTTTCATTTTTGGACCTCCAAATTTTCCAAATAATCTAAATACTTTCCTGTTCTCTTAACTTTGCATCCTTTAAACCACGCTATCGGCAAACTCTTTTTATTAACGCCTAACGCATTGTTTTTCATTTCAATGTATTTATCTATCGTGACCCAAAAAGTATCTCCAGTATCGTTAAAACGAACCATGAGACCGCTAACACCGCCACAGTTACTAAACTGTTTCAGAAATTCAATTTGATGTGGTTTTACAAAGTCGTTTTTCCCTTGTTTGTGTGGCATAGATTTACCGTTCATACTTTTACAATCGAACGCAATCGGAATACCTTTGAAATGCCCAATAAAATCACAGCCAGTCTTATCAGTAGGAATAATGATTGGTTCACCGGCTACTCGAATAGTTTTAGTTCCGTTTGGTATCTTGCTAACGGCTCCGTAACCTTTCCTGGAATACCATTTATTAGTCGTTTCGACTTCTTGCTCAAACTTGCTCCAATTTTTCAATATACATACTCCCTGTATATGACATATCCATTTCGACTCTCTCGATATTTCAACATGCGATCAAACTCTTTTGATGTTATCTTCAATTTTTGACAGATGTTCCATTTATTGCGATATTCTCGTTCTCGACCTTTTTCATCAATTAGTTTGTATACCGTTTTACGATATTTCCTTAGTTTATTTCCTTCAAATCCAAATTGTCGTCTTATTTTCTTTATTTCCAAACACTTTTCACAACTATCATCTTTGCATTCAACGGTATTGTGCTGATTAGTTAGTATTTCGAGTTCCATTAACTTGGCATACGTGACAATTCTCGCTCCCACTTCCGTCTCAACTCCTTTAAATCAACCTTTTTGGCGTTACATTTTGGATTAGGACATGGACCAACAGTCGCCACGCCCTTTTCAAAATGGTGAACCTTACCTTTTCCGTAGCAATCCTTGCACATATCAAATCACCTTCTCAAATAAGAATATTTTGTCTCCCAGAATTTTTTCGGCTTCTCGTTCAGTAAAAGTTGTTTTAAAAGCACTTGCCCATCCTTCAACTTTATCCTCAAGAAATAATCGTTCACTCACTAAATCCATATTTAAATATAATTTTGTTTCGTCTTCAAAATCGGCTGAGTAGCCTTTTCGCTTCCGCCAATAATAAACTTTTTCTGTCATTTTCGTTCCTCCTAAAAATCAAACTTAATCCGCTTATCTCTTGTTTTTTCAGTGAATTTAATCACGTTATCTTTGCTCAATCCTCGATACAGTCTGCTGACTATCTTTGAGTTGTAAATCTCCTTAATCTCACCACTCGATAGATTAGTTGTGATAATTGTCCTTGTACGTTGCTCTAGCACTCCGAATATGACGCTCTGAATGTAGTTTGTCGCTTCACTAAGCTGATTAGTCCTGAACGTGCTTTCGCTCCCTAAATCGTCTAATACGAGCAAATCAACACTACCTAAAAGTTTAATCATGTTCGCTTCAGTGTATTTACTTTCCTTGTTGTTAAAACTGTCTTTTATACGTCTCATAAGTTCGTTAGTCGAAATAAACAGGCAGCTACCGTCAAATTCTCTGTTAACCTCCTTCAACATGCTCATAGCCAAGTGGCTTTTACCACTGCCTGGAATACCGGTTAAAATCGTGTTGAAGTTCTGATCCTTATCCTTGTACCTATCAGCCAAAACTTTAGCTTTAATCAAGGCTTGTTCTTCTTCCTGATTAGATACCTTGTAATTATCAAAAGTAGCCTGTCTGATTGATTGATCTTGACACAATGAGTCTTTAGCTAGTACATCAACTGTTCGCCGTTTAATATGCTGCTGTTCAGCTTTGACGACTAAAAATTGTTCTTTAGCCGTTCTTTCCTCTTTGATACAGTCAATGCAGCAAATACGACCTCTGATTTTGACTAACGATTTATCGTGTTTCTCGCATTTGGTCTTTAGGGCATCTAAATGCTTAGTCATATCGAATTGTAGTTTATTCATCAAAACTCAACTCCTGTATAGTTAGGTTTTTCATCGGTTGTTTTTTTAGTATCTTTTCTTGCCCAACTCAAAATTGTCAGATAGTGGCTTTTATACTTTTTGCCTTTTGATCCGATGTAGATTGATAAGTTATCAATACGCTGCTGCCAATCTGGAAACTCTGTTTGTAGCTTTTTCAATTCGTCGTCAGTTAAAAGTACATTGTTAAACTCTCCGTATTTGTGTTTAGGAGATTTTTTAGGAGTAGGTGAGGCTGGTTCGTCAGAACTAGGCGTTATATCTTTTAATTCTTTATCTAAATCTTTATCTAAATCTAAGTCTATATCTGTTGCGTCACGTGACGTCACGCTAACGTCATTTTCAACTTGAAGTTGTTTCTTCCGCTCGCGATACTTCTTATTGCGTTCTGCATTAAGCTTTCTAACTTTATCCATACCTTCGATATTTTGATGTTTTTCCCAATTAGCAATTGCTATCAAACCGTTCTCGCCTAAATCAACCATTTCAAAATTTTTTAACGTCGTTAATGCTAGTCGAATAACATTGACTGATTTACCGAAAAGTGTCGCTAACATTTCATCTGTATATGGCATATTACGTTGTATGTAAATCAATCCGTCATCGTTAGTCTTGCCTGCCAATACCAGCAGCCTTATCCAAATCACTAGTATTGCGTCAGCTTCAGGCATCGACTGAATTAATCGTATTTTTTCATCGTCAAACATTGTTGTTTTAAGTTTTATCCATGAAATTTCAGCCATTTGTCATACCTCCTTTAGAACGGCCAATTATCTCCTTTATCAATATGTTCCGAATTGCCAAACTGACCCATGCCGTCCATAGTCGGCTGTGAATAGTTCTGATTATTCTGATTGAAATTTTGATGCTGCTGATTAGATTGATTGCTGTTTTGGTTGCTTGATTGCTGATTGTCTTTCTTACTTTCTAATAATTGGAAGTTCTCACATACCACTTCTGTTACATAAACACGTTGACCTTGCTGATTTTCATAGTTACGTGTTTGGATACGCCCGACTACACCTAACAAAGCACCCTTACGAGCATAATTAGCTAAAGTTTCAGCTGGCTTTCGCCAAATTACGCAATTAATGAAATCTGCTTCACGTTCACCACTCGCATTCTTAAAGTTGCGATTGACTGCTAAAGTAAAACTTGCTGTTGCTATTCCGTTTGATGTAAAACGTAAATCAGGATCTTTAGTAAGTCTTCCGACTAATACAACGTTATTAATCATTTATTCCACCTCATATTTTTAATTTTTTTATCATTGTTGGATCTAGTTTTATTCCTTGCACTTTATATTTTTCAAAAAACGCATCGTTTCCTATAGTTTCAACTTCAACATGATGCACCCTACAAACTGCTAAGAATTTTCGCCAATCATTATCGACTCTATTCCTATTGTTGCCTATTCCTACAGCATCTACGTGATGTATATCAGCATGTTTACCGCATATTGCACATTTCCTGTGCTTACAGCATTGATACAGGTACCATTGCTCGTTTTTAGGTAGTAACTCGTACCCCTTTTTAAACGGTACATTCCACTCAAACATGAAGTCTATGACGATATCTAGTAGCTCGTTCACATCACTTTTAGAATCAATGGATGTATTTCCTAGAGAGATACTCTTGCCATGCTCTAAAAAATACTCCTCTTTAAACCAATCATGGAGTTCTCTAGTTCCTTCCCCACTCCAGTTGTAAATGTCATTCATTAATGCCCAATACAAGCGACGTTGCTTGTTAGAGAACTTCCGTTTATCTTTGAACACTAAGAGAACCTCGATGTTGTTTAGGTCACCATATAACGTTTTAAGGCGGTCTAAATTGATTTGCTCTAGCAATTCAAAGACAACGGTCATTCCTTTAAGTTGTTTTAATTTGGCGATTAATTCCAATTACATCACGCCTTTTTCTTAGCTTTTTCTGCCTTTGCTGCATTCTTTTCATAGGTTATCAACCAACCGTTCATGACATTTGCCACGACTCCAAAATCATAGGCTGAGAATTTTTCAAACGGCTTCTCTATATCGCTCATTTTAGCTGTCAGTTTAGCCTGTTTAGCTATTGCTTCTACAGGTTGGTTAGCATACGGTTTTAATTTCTCAACCAAAATATGAAGCCCTTCTACTTGAATATCGTCAATTGGAATTTTTTTTAATAATTGTTGTTGGAAGATGTCTGGATCAGAATCATCAGTTGGAATGTTAAAGTATTTCAAAATAAACGTTTTCTCTGCGTAAGTTAACGCTTGTCCTAATGCGTAAGATGCATTTTCGTCTGCAGCTGTTGCAACGAATTTAACTGATATTTTATCTTCAGGATTTTCGACATTTTTCCATACATATTCCATATCTAATACAATTAAGTAAGAGAAAATAGCCTTGTCAAACTTGCCTCCTGTATTCGTTCCTATTACTTGTCTAGTTACTTCTTTGTTTAAAATATGAGGTTCTAAAATCAACCCTTTTTCAAGCATTACAGGTTGAATTGCTGTTAAGACATCTTCAGAAGTGACTACTCTAAACCTTATAGATTGTTTTTCTTGCTTTTGAATGTAAGGGACAGCTTTTTTAACTTCCATTACTTTTTGATATGTAGTTTCTACTTTTTTTAAATCATCACTTTTCATTTCCCCATCGTCCTTTCAACTTTCGCTATATTCCGTAATAATTCCGGTAAATCTTTCGCTTTGTAAACCACATCTAAATCAACTGTGGCAATTACTCCGTCTTTTTGAAATGCTATGAAGTAAGTAGCGTATGGCGTTTTTAACGTTTGATCTTTGATGCTATACACTATAATCACGCTCAATTCCACATCGACTAATAATCTCTTGATTTCTAAAACAATCGAGAATATCTAGTAATATATCTTTATCAAGCAGATTTAATACGCCTGGTAAATCGTCTGCTTTAAATTGATAACCTTCCAATTCATAAACGATGTCTCCACTAAAGAGATCTTTACCTTTAAAATCTTCACCGACTGGCGTTGGATCATCTTTAGGCTCTTGCTGTGCGCCTAAACTGTCATAAACACTCATTGTCTAACCTCCTATATCGTGTTAAAATTAAGTCATTGATATTTAACTTAATTTTTTATTCCACCGCTGTCCCCACAGTGGTGGTTTTTATTTTTCCTCCACATACAACGTATCGAACGCTAACCACATAATCACTAAGCACATCATGACTATTGTGACTACGTTTTTAAATCCAACTAGTAATCCTGCTGTGAAAAAAATACTAACTAATATCGCTCCTACAATCCTGATTAACGTGACGTCGTTCTTAGTCATGTTTACCCCTCCTATTCCTGAAACTCTGCTTAATCGTCAACGAGCCTACGCTTAAAACGATTGCTAATACTCCGATTATTAATAAGTCCATGCGATATTATGTTTGCTCCTTTCGATATTTTGTTTTGCTAGAAATTGATAGTAGCCTGTTTCATACCACCATTTATCCGCTGCTTGTTTGTTTTTAGTCCAGTCCATGTTGCAAGCTCCTTTTTAAATAATTTTTGCTATACTATCCTTATCAGCAAGTGGTCTGCTGAAATTTGGTAAGGGGGTAAAAAAATGGATAAAGTATCTTCATTCGACATCGAATCACTTAGCGCTAAAGAATTGCTTGATTCTAAAAATAAATACGATTGTTTAGAAGAAATTCGAACTTTATGCGGACTATATTCTAATAATTTGGAGTTATGTTTAAACATTATTAAATTCTCTAATTTAGAAGGAACTTGGCCAGATGTTGAGGCATTATATCGGTTGTCGAATATTTATCGAGTTGCTATAAAATCTATATCATCAACATGGGAAGTTAGAAATGATTTATCTATTTATAGCTTTTTAGACAAGACTGATTCTTTTAATAAATATATGGACAAGTATCTTAACGATCCTTCCGAAATTAATTTAGACTTTCTAGAGAGCTTATTTGATAACATCCAATCTTATGCAAAAAATATTTAATAATCATTTAGCATTAATAATTTAATGGCAAGATAAAAATTTTCGAGATCCAAATCATTTGAAAGATTTTTATCTTGTCTTTCTTTCTTTTGCAGATTTTGATAAACCTCATACTTATTAAATGGTGCAACTTTTCTTAATTCCAACGCAGCTTGTTCTTTAAACTGTTTAGCTAACTTCATCATATTTTCGTAATCCATCTTTAGTCCTCCTACCTTTATTAACGAAATCCAACTCGAAAATGTAAACCTTACTCGTAATCAATTTCAAATTCTACCGAAGCCAATTCGTCTGCCAACGTTTTGGCTTCTTTTAATAAACTTTTTAGTTGTTCTGCTTTAGCTATCATGTCATCAATGCCTAATATGTTAGCTGTAACGCTTATTTCTGTTTGTTTTTCCATGACTTACCTCCAATTTGATATACTCACTGTAGAAAGTGAGGTGAAAACTATGAATTCTTTAGAAGATTTAACAAATGATTCAAAATATCTTTTAGCTTCGATGTATAAACTCTATATCGAAAAACGTAAAAACGGGCTATCCAAAGATGAAGCAACTAATTTTAACGATAGTGGTTATTTACACAAAGAGGTAATGCCTCGATGGTCAATTGAAGATGTTATTTACTCATGCAGAGAATTAAAAAAATGCGAATTTTTAACATACACTTTTTATGGTGAAAATCACTTAATACTTATTACGATGACACCCAGAGCTATTTCACTTATGGAGTCGCAATTCAAAGACAAAGTTGATTCTGTCATTGATTATGTTGCTAAAATAAAAGGTTTAATCCCTTTTATTTAATCCAAAAGGATCGTTCTTTAAATCAATTAATGATGATTCGAATTCGTTTA